CCGCCATCTATTACCCGCCTACTGCGTCGCCAGTTTTGTTTAATACGTACGACCTACAAACCGTTAACAACTAAGCTATGACAGATTTGTATTTTGGGGTAAAGCAGCACACTGTTGGGCAGAATGTAGACCCAGACCCATACGGGCCCGATGCAGAGTATCAGTTCTTAAACGACAGCGACACATGGAACTCCGCAACAAATACTTTGATTTCAACGGCCGCTGATTTCACCACAATCTTTCAGGTAGGAGACTTGGTCTTCAACAGGGACTGGTATACACCTCACGCATATGTTACTGAGGTTGCGAGAGACTATGTAGTCTTTGATGGTGCTATCGGGGGGATGAACGATAACGGGTTTTGCAATCTGTACTTTGATGGGGGTGACATCACAGACCCCGCCAACTACACACCAGTAGAACCTACGTTCGTTGCGTATCGGGATGTAAACTACGATGCTGCATACCTCCTTAAGCTTCAGTCGACTAACATAAACCCCACAAGGTTTACTGCTAAGGGCGGAGCTCCGGATTACGTCCAGTGGTGGTATGATGGAGAGAGTAATCAGCCCGGATTGCCGCTCCCTGAATACCGAGTGGTACAAGTGGTTGATGACCAGACGCTGAAGCTTGACAAGCCCATCTCCCTCGAGGCGAGCAACCAATTTTTCATGGGTCAAGACGGGGTGGTAAGCAGGCTTGCTTTGAAGGACACCCGCCACATGAACATCTATTACGGGATTAACTACAACACGTTCGACATCTGGTGGCAACCCTCGAGGGGGTCCTCCGGAAGATGGCTAGAGCCGTGGGATTCATATGTAATCTCTCCGTACAACTACAATATGGACCAGATGAAAATTCGTATTGATGACATCTGCAACCGTATCGACGGTTTGATTTCGGGCAACTACTCTGACAATTGGGTGGCCATTTTCGATGAGCCCGGCGCTTATCTGGGTTAAGCCCGACCCTTTGAGTTTATGGAAAGCCGCCTTCGGGCGGCTTTTCTATCTTTAGGGAATGATTGATTCAGTCCGTCAAACCGTATTGTCTATTCTCAATAAGAACAATTACGGTTACATCTCACCCTCGGACTTCAACCTCTACGCCAAGCAGGCGCAGCTAGAGGTCTTCGAGAGCTACTTCACTGGCCTTAATCAGGCTATCAACGCAGAGAACGCCCGCATGTCGGGTACGGAGTATGCGGACATGAGCAAGGGTATCAGCGAAGCCATCAACGTCTTCTCGGTTACCAACCCTCTGACGCAATCCCCCAACCCGGCGACACCAAACGTATTCTTCGCCCCGAGCCTAACCACCACGGGCGACGACTACTACCTCCTGAACAAGGTTCTGGCAGGTGGCATCGAGGCCGAGCCGGTAAGCCACAGCAAGATTACCATGCTCAACGCGAGCTTGCTGACGGCTCCCTCTACGCAGTTCCCTGCCTACACCTTGCAGGGCGATAGTATCACGGTCTTCCCGGCTACGTTCAACCAGCCCGGCGACGTCAACGCGCAGTACATCCGGTATCCCTTCGACCCGAAGTGGACGTATGTATCCCTTGTTGGCGGCGAGCCGGTCTTCGACCAGAGTCAGCTCGACTACCAAGATTTCGAGCTACCCATTGAAGACGAGCCCCGTTTGGTTTATCGCATCTTGCAGATGGCTGGCATGAGCATCCGCGAAGGCGATGTGTATCAGTTCGCTAACGCCGAAGAACAACAACAGTAATGCCGTATATCACAGAGTATCAGTATTACGAGAATAACGGCGCCCTCCCCGAGGATGCCAACTGGGGTAGCTACCAGTACGTCTCGTTGCAAGACATCGTCAACAATTTCATGTTGATGTACAACGGCAACCATTCCTTGGTCAACAACGAGGAGCGGTACAAGATTCTCTTCCACGCCAAGCGAGCTATCCAAGAGCTCAACTACGACGCGATGAAGGAGATTAAGATTCTCGAGCTCAGCGTCTGCGACAACTTGCGCTTTGTGCTCCCTCCCGACTACGTGAACTGGGTGCGCATTTCTCTATACAAGGACGGAATCCTTCGACCATTAACGGAGAATATTCAGACGAACTGGAGTTCGGCGTATCTGCAAGACAACAACTGCCGCATCCTCTTCGACCAGAACGGGGGTATCCTGCGCCCACAAGATTCGACCATCGACTACGACCGCATCACGGGCAGCAAGCAGAGCATATACCTCAACGAGAACAGCCCCCTCGACGGGGAGCTCGGGTACTGCTACGACGGGATGTGGTATTTCGATTGGGCTATCGGAGCTCGGTATGGCCTCAACAACGAGACGGCTAATGCCAACCCAACCTTTAAGATTGACAAGCGAGCGGGCGTCATCAACTTCAGCAGCGGTATGGCTGACGAGCTGTGCATCCTCGAGTACGTCAGCGACGGAATGGAGAACGGTGACAACAGCCAGATTAGCGTGAACAAGCTCTTCGAGGAGTACGTCTATGCGTACATCCAGTATGCTATCCTTGACGCCAAGCTGGGCGTACAGGAGTATATCGTAAGCCGGGCCCGAAAAAAGAAGACCGCTTTGTTACGCAACGCTAAGATTCGCATGAGCAACATCCACCCGGGACGGTTGCTTATGAACCTGCGTGGTCGCGAAAAGTGGATTAAGTAATGGCAAACCTCGTACGGAACTTCATCAAGGGGCGTATGAACAAGAGCGTCGACGAGCGCCTTGTCCCCAATGGAGAGTATATCGACGCGCAGAATATCCGTATGGGCTCCACGGAGGAATCGGAGATTGGAGCGGTAGAGAACAGCAGGGGCAACGAGCAGCTCACCACGTTGGTGTATCCCCCTACGGGCGATGCTTTGAGCGCGGGAGCCACATGTATCGGAGCGTATGCTGATGGAGCCAACGAGACCATCTACTGGTTTGTCCACGACCCCAACTTTGCGGCGGCGGGACTAACGGGTAAGCTCGACCTAATCGTGTCGTACAACGTATTGTCCAACGCGATTACGTACCACGTAGTCAGCATTGACGATGGCGGTGGCTTCAACACCACTCTAGACTTCGATACCCAGCACTTGATTACTGGCGTAGACTTGGTTGACGGGCTGCTCTTCTTCACCGACGACAAGAACGACCCTCGCCGCATCAACGTCACGACCAACTACCCCAATCCTATCGCCAGTGTCGATTGGTATCTATTGGGCGAAGACCTGATGGTCCTCAAGCCACCGCCGAACAACTCTCCGGCTATAGTTCCGTTTGAATCCTCCGACGATAACAACTATATGGAGGAGCGGCTCATCTCCTTCGCGTACCGGTACCGGTATGCTAACGGCGAGTACTCTGCCACCAGCCAGTTTACGGCCCCTTCTTTCGTGGCTCAGCCCTTCTTGTTTACGCCTGAGTCGTTCACCAATGACGGTATGGTCAATGCGACCAACGCATGTACGATAACGTACAATAGCGGTAGCCCTCTCGTGGTGGGCATCGACCTCCTGTTCAAGGAGATGGATGACAATATCATCCGCGTCATTGAGAAGATTAACAAGTCCGCAGCGGGGTTGGCTAACGACACCGAGTACCAATACGAGTTTGACAACAGCAAGATTTTCACCATCCTCCCAGAGAGTGAGATTCTGAGACTGTATGACAACGTCCCTCGATTTGCCAAGGCCCAGACCCTTATGGGCAACAGGCTTGTATACGGTAACTACGTTGAGGGTTACGACTTAGTCGACCAATACGGTCTCCCGATTCGGCTGGACTACTTCATTGGGCACATCAAGGAGCAGGCGGGCGTTACTTCCGTCGTTACGAATGTTACTCGCAACACCAACTATGGCTTGCCGGGCGTGGCATTTACGCCTAACGCCACCGTGGAGTTTACGTTCTCCAACTTCAACCTCTCTACTGGCGACAACATACAGATAAATCTGGTTGTCGAGCACGACGGTCTGGTTCCAAATGGCTGGCTCACCCTTGGCGGTGGCTTCCCCCCTACGTCTACTACGCCTGAGTCTACGCTGTCCTTTACGTACACGCTTACGGAGGACTTTACGAATATCCAAGCAATGGTCACGAGCGCCAGTTTTCTGGAGGCCATTGGAACGACGGCGAATGTTGAGACCAACCCTGCCGACTTCCCCAACTCGGACCAGAACATCTTTACCAACGCTTGGAATACCATCTTCCCCATCTCACAGACGGGAGGTATCCCTACCCCGCAGAGCTTACTCGGCACCGGCGTCGACGCTCTCGGCGACCCCATTCAGGTCGTAGCTTCTTCGTCCAACTCGTTTACTCTGGCGTTCCCTATGCCACAGTACAACAACGGTGCCACCAATAGCTTCGAGAGTATGAGCGTGAGGTCGGCTTCGGCACAGTACTTCAGCGTCGTCTCGCAGCGGAGCTTGCATAGCAACCGCAGTTATGAAATCGGCATTGTGTATATGGACGAGTTCGGTCGTTCTAGCACCGCTCTGGTTAGTAACAGCAACCAGATTCATATCCCGTGCGGGGACTCCATCTTCCGCAACACCATCCGCGTAGACATCCCCGTTTGGGAGAGGCCACCGTATTGGGCGGACCGATACAAGTTCGTCATCAAGCCCGACCGAGAGAACTACGAGACCATCTACTGCAATCAGTTTGAGACGTACGCGGGTGACGGATACACCTACTTCCTCCTTGAGGGCGAGCAGGCTGCCAAGGTTGAGAAGGGAGACAGGTATATCGTTAAAGCTGACTGCGGTGGTGCCACCGCTTCTTGTGTCTATGCTACCGTCTTGGAGAAAGCTTCGTATGCGGTCGGAGATATAAATGCGAACGACCCATTCCCCGCCCTTCCGGGCACGTACATGAAGATTAAGGCCGATGGCTTTAATGTGCTCAAGACTAATGGCGACCTCGATACGGGGTGGCAGACCGCTACTACGGAGACTCCGGGCATTGGCGGCGGCCTGACCATCCCAACGCTTGTCATCGACGACTTCAGTTTAGAGTTTCAGGCGGGCACTCAGGCTATCCCCGCGGGTAGTAGAATCATAATCGACTTAGAGTACGAGCGCAAGGGAACTGGCGATGGAGACAACTCTTGTGAGTCGCGGTACCTTGACTTCAACCAGACGTACATCGTCGACGCAGACTATGCCAACATTGTTGAGTGGTTCTATGGTCAAGATGGAGTTATTGAATCCATAGAAAACACCGAGGGCACAGCCGGAGACCCCAACGCATGTGTGCCTACCAACAACGTATTCCCTCAGGTCACAAACCAGAACAACAACTACGGCCTGTTCGACGGAAGCCTCTGTGAGAACCGCATAACTTGGTATCTAGTTAATGATGTGTGTCGATTTGTGACGACGGGTACTCTAAGGTGCACGGGATTCACGGGCATAGACGCCAGCAACAACCGTAGGTCTATCGCCAAGGCTCGCTTCCGCATCATCCGCGCTACCGACCTTATCGTCTTTGAGACGCAGCCGCAGGACGCCCTGCCCGACCTGTGGTATGAGTCCAGCGTATCGTATGGTATCGTAGGCGGCTTCCACCAAGGCAACTTCCGCAACCAAACGGCGCTTCAATCCGCTATTATCGATACGGCGTTCTTCAACTGTATCGCATATGGCAATGGTGTGGAGAGTTACAAGATTCGTGACTCTATCGTAGGCAAGCCCATCACCCTTGGCAACCGCGTTACTACCGTTAGCGACCAAGACTACAAGGAGATACGGCGCTTCGCAGACCTTACGTACAGCGGCGTATACAACGACGAGACGAACCTCAACAAGCTCAACGAGTTCAACCTTGGCCTGCTCAACTTCAAGCCCCTGGAGGACAGCTATGGGCCTGTAGAGAAGCTCTTCGCTCGGCGTACCGATATCCTCACGTTGCAGGAGGATAAGATTAGCTACGTCTTGGCAGGCAAGAACCTGCTTACCGACACTACCGGTGCCAGCGTTGTGGCCTCTGTGCCCGAGGTATTGGGTACGCAGGTGGCTCGCGTAGAAGATTACGGTATCAGCAACAACCCCGAAAGCTTTGCGGAGTGGGGGCCGCACAAGTTCTTTACCGACGCCAAGCGCGGTGCCGTCATACACCTGTACGGCGATGAGCAGAAGGAGCAGCTCGAGGTCATCAGCGAGAACGGTATGCGGAGCTGGTTCCGCGATATGTTTATTGCCGACTTCAACACGCAGAAGCTCGGGGGCTACGACCCGTATATGGACGAGTATGTGCTCGCCAATAACGAGAACCCGTTGCCCGGC